GGAGCCTCGGGTTTCTCATTCGATGCCCAAGAAGGCGGCTTCGTATCCGAAGACCTCGGTGACGCATTCCAAGACGACAGTAAGGATGCCTCGATTCCGTTCTAAATTTGAACAAAGGTTGGCTCTCGCCCTTAAACGGGCGGGGGTCAAATTTGGCTACGAAAGCGAGCGGATTGGTTATCTCAAGAAGCACCACTACACACCGGACTTTGTCTTAGAGAATGGTGTAATGCTTGAGGCCAAGGGTCGCTTCATGTCGTCAGACAGGGCGAAGCATTTGTTAATTCAAAAGCAGTACGCAGATAACCCTCTGGATATCCGCTTCGTCTTTATGCGTGCGTCCAACACCTTGAACAAGCGCAGTAAGACAACCTATGGGGACTGGTGTGACAAGCACGGGTTCCTTTGGTGCGAGAAGTCCATCCCTCGGTCGTGGTTCGACTAAAGAAAAACAAGACATGTATATCGCAACCCACCAGCCGTGCGAAGCGTGCGGCTCATCGGATGCTCTGTGTGTTAACGAAGACCTTTCGACCTTTTGTCATGCTTGTAACAGCTACGACAGAGCCGAAGCAACTCGTGACCCATCTATGAAAATAACAAAACCATTACACACCGACTCGGATCAGTTCCTTGACGGTCATTACTCTGACATCCCCGCCCGCCACATCACAATGGATACCTGTAAGCGCATGAGGTATCGCATCGGTGCATACAAAGGACGCGCCTGTCACATCGCTGATTACTACGACGACGACCGAAAGCTACAAGGCCAGAAGCTACGGTTCGAAGGCAAACAATTTATGATCCTTGGTGACATCTCGGATCGCTTCTATGGTCAACACCTGCACCCTATGGGGGGAATGAAGCTGGTTGTTACCGAGGGGGAGGTTGATGCGTTAAGTGTCAGTCAAATCCAGGATAACAAATATGCTTGTGTGTCCCTGCCTACCGGGTCCACCAGTGCCGCCCGAGTATTTAAGTCCAACCTCAAGTGGCTCGACAAGTGGGACGAGGTCATCCTTATGTTTGATGAGGACGAGCCCGGAAGGAAAGCAGTCGAGGACGTGGTGGGTATTCTTCCCTCCGGTAAAGCCAAGGTTGCCCGGTTGCCCTTAAAGGATGCCAACGAATGTCTTGTCAACAAGCGGAGCCGGGATGTTATTCACGCGATCTTTCAGGCCAACGCATGGAGACCGGACGCGATTGTTTCCGGTAAGGACATCCATGAACGACTGACCAACCCAAAGAACACCGCGAGCGTTCCGTATCCCTTCGACGGTCTTAACACCATGACCCGTGGTATTCGTAAGGGAGAGATTGTTACCTTTTGTGCGGGCTCCGGCATCGGCAAGTCACAGGTGTGTCGTATCATCGCTCATCATTTGTTAACAACCACCGATGCAAGTGTAGGTTACATTGCCTTGGAGGAATCCATCGAGCGCACAGCCCTTGGTATCATTGGTCTTGATATGGGTAAGCTCTTGCACCTTGATCCTGAGATTAACTACGCTGACCCAACCTTTGACGAGTCCTATCTTCGAACCGTGGGCTCGGGCCGCATGTGGTTATATGATCACTGGGGTAGCCTTGATCCTGACCGATTGTTATCCCACGTCATGCACATGGCTAAGGCGATGGATGTCGAGTATGTTATTCTTGATCACATTTCTATTGTTGTCAGTGGTATGCAAGACGGGGACGAACGCCGGATGATTGATAATGTTATGACCAAGTTGCGTGCTCTTGTCGAGGAGTGCGGCATTGCATTGATCCTGGTGTCTCACCTCAAGCGTCCATCGGAAGGCCGAGGTCACGAGGAAGGACACAAGACATCCCTAGCACACCTAAGGGGATCGGCATCGCTTGCACAACTCTCGGACCTTTGTATCGGCTTGGAGCGAAACCAGCAAGACCCTGAGCATAAGCATGTTACAACGGTTCGGGTGTTAAAGAATAGATTCTCAGGTGACACTGGAGTCGCTACACATCTCGCATTTAATCCTGTTACGGGGCGCATGAGTGAGTATAGTTTTGATATTGAATGAAGGTCTTAGTAGCGTGTGAGTTTTCTGGTGTCGTTCGCGATGCATTTATTAAGCGTGGTCACGATGCAATGAGTTGTGATATTCTTCCCAGTGAAGCCCCCGGTCCACACCACACGGGTGATGTTACTGAATTGTTAAACCAAAGATTTGATTTGATGATCGCTCACCCGCCTTGCACTTACTTAACTAACTCCGGCGTCAAACACTTACACACCGATATAAGCCGATGGTTTAAATTGTTTGATGCGGCTTCGTTCTTCAGGAAGTTACTTAACGCTCCTAACATAACTCACATTGCGGTTGAGAATCCAATCATGCACCGTTACGCTCGTGATCTTATAGGCGCCAAGCAATCACAGATTGTGCAACCGTGGATGTTTGGTCACACCGAAAGTAAGGCGACAGGTTTTTGGTTAAAAAATTTACCGCCACTTTCTGAAACGATGAATGTAAAGAAACAGATGTTATCCCTTCCCAAGAATCAGACACACAAAGTTCACTACGCTTCTCCTGGAAAAGACCGGTGGAAGATGAGGTCGGTTACCTGTCAAGGCATTGCGGATGCTATGGCTGAACAGTGGGGCACACTTCTTATTTAATGGCTAGGTATCCTTACTCCCTCTTCCTTTGGACGAAGTAAAACAAACCATGACAGCCGGGAATAGACCGGCACCACCTTTAAGAATAACAATAATGAAAAAACAAAAGATACTATACTTCGACATCGAGACCAACGCGATTGACTTCTGGCCCACCTTGGAGGGCTTAAAGGATTTACATTGCATCTCGATCTTTGACCCGGTGCAAGACAAGATGCACTCGTTTAGCTCCAACGCTAACAACCTCGATGAAGGGGTAGCCATGCTGAACTCTGCCCATAACATCTGCGGTCACAACGCCATCAACTTCGATGCCCCTGCCCTTCGTAAGCTAGGCTACGAGATAACAGCTATGGTTGTGGACACCAAGGTAATGTCACAAGTCATCCACCCTGATCTCTTTACGGAGGACTGTCGGCGTGGCGATGAGTTTCCAAAGAACATGAGGGGACGCCACAGCTTGAAGGCATGGGGTCTCCGCTTGGGTAACGAAAAGGATGACCATGGTGCCACCGAGGACTGGACCCAGTGGAGCCAAGAGATGCAAGACTACTGTGAGCAGGACGTGCGTGTTGTTGTTGACCTGTTCCATCACTTCATGAAGGGGAAGCCATCCGCAGATATGTTATTTCTTGAGCACGAGTTCGCGGAGTTGATGACCCAACAGGAGATGAACGGATGGCCCTTTGATGTGGACAAAGCCAACGAGCTTACCGAAGAACTCATGGCTCGCCGTGCGGAACTCCGGGACCAACTCCAAGACATGTTCCCGTCCACTACGGAGGAGATGAAGACACCCAAGGGGTGGACCGTTGAGGTGGATGGAACGACTTACACCGCACCAACCAAGGGTGGCTTAAAGCTAATCCTCAAGGAGAACAAATTGAAGCAAGTCCTTGCAGACAAGGCAGTTAAGACGGGTAACAAAACCAAGACCATCCCCTTTAATCCGAACAGCCGGGACCAGATTGCCGAACGCCTTATGAAGATGGGGTGGGAACCTGAGGCGTATGAAGGAAAGCGACCTAAGATCGACGAGGCCGTCCTAAAGCAGATAGATAAGCCAGAGGCTAAGTTGTTATTGGAGTATCTCCTTATCAGCAAACGCCTAGGACAGGTAGCAGAGGGACGCCAAGCGTGGTTAGCATTAGTCAAGGACGGACGCATCCACGGTGAGGTCAATACAAACGGAGCAGTCAGTGGACGATGCACCCACAGCAAACCAAACGTAGCCCAAGTGCCTGCCCCCCGAGCAGTCTATGGTTCCCAGTGTCGGGCCTTGTTCAAAGCACCGGAGGGAAAAGTGTTAGTAGGTGCGGATGCCAGCGGCTTGGAACTCAGGTGTCTTGCTCACTATCTGCATCCTTATGACAACGGCGCTTACGCCAAGACAATCATTGAAGGCGACATCCACACGGCTAACCAACAGGCGGCTGGCTTGCCAACCCGCGACCACGCAAAGACCTTTATCTTCGCATTCCTTTACGGAGCCGGTGACCAGAAGATTGGATCGATTGTTGGCGGTAGTAGACGCGAAGGGAAACGACTGAAGGCCGAGTTCATGCGACAGACTCCAGCAATCAAGAAGCTACAGCACTCAATCGAGAAAGCCCTTGAAGGTAAGCAGTGGCTCGGGGGATTGGACGGTAGGCGACTCCCGGTTCGCTCGGCACACTCTGCTCTTAATTTGTTATTACAATCTAGTGGCGCTGTCGTGATGAAGAAGGCACTCATTGTATTTAAAGAGATC